CAATCAGGAACTTGGTCTTTTACCGTAAATGACGGTATATCCCATATTAATCTGTTGTTAGGTTGTGCTGCGTAGTTGCCATCATTCAATGCAAGTACGTGCGCGCACTTATGCTCGTGCGGTATCTCCGAATGATCAGTATCTAGTATATTAGGCTCTGGATGCGCAAAGTCAACAGTAAATAAATAACGACCATGATGCCATTTTTTATCTTTACCTATGTATTTACCTGCTTGTGATTCTAAAATATCCCAACTAGTAACAGCAGGATAATAACTAAAAGAATTCCAGAGTTGAAGTTCATCAAGTCTTCTCCTTGGGACGTCAGTGACTTTGAATCCACGTTGAATAAACGCAGCAATTGGGAGGCGATAAAAGATTGCGCCGTTCTCCATGATAGCATGAAATAATAAAGCACGCCCAGTAATACATGTAACGCCAAAGATGATACAGTCTTCGACTTCTCCATGATGTTTTTTAAGATCATATAAATATTCCCTCCTTATCTGTGCATATTCTACAGGTATGTTTGCATTTAAATAAGCCATAATCTAACCTCATTGTATTGCTCCCCAGTTTGGTCCTAGTTCACAATCTACTTTGTTTTTAATTTTTAATTCAATAGCACGTTCCATTGTTTCTTGAACCGTGATCCGTGTTTCGTTGTCCTTAATTGATACACAAAGCTCATCGTGTATTTGTAAGTGAGGTATTATACCTTTTTCATATAACAAGACCATTGCTTTTTTTGTCATATCAGCTGCTGATCCTTGGACTAATCTGTTTAATGCTTTGTATGTAAATGCAGGAGTAAAGTATTCTTTAAACCAATTTTCTCTCTCTTGCTCTGTAAGATCCTCTACTTTTCCCAAACCACCTTTGTCTTTTGCTTTGGATTTAGAATTAAATTGTAATTTAAATTTAGACCAAGCTTCCTCTCTTGACATAAGTTTAGGAGAAATCCACTCTCCTTCATATTTAATTGTTCCATCTTTTTGTTTTATTTCTTTAGCTTCAGGGTCCCACTCTTCAAATTTACGTAACTCATTATTCCATCTTTTATTAACACTTTCATATTTATCAAATCTACAAAACCTATCTTCAAGGGTAAAAACTAACTTGTTCTTTGTAGCAAAAGTCATTAAACCATCTGATAGTTTTTTAACAAAAGGAACTTTCCTGTGATAATTATCAAATAATACTCTAGCTTGATTCTTATCTAAATTTAACTCTGCTTGTAATTTACCTTTACCCATACCATAGAATAAACCTAAGTTAATTGTCTTAGCCTGCTTTCTGGGTATTTTTGCCATGTCAGCTACTATCTGATGAAAGTCTGCTTCATCATTGTTAAATTTTTTCTTTAATTCCTCTGTTTCAGGTAATTTGTGTTTTATAGCGTAATGCACTACAATCCTCGGTTCTTGTTGAGAATAGTCAAAACTACCCCATCTATGGCCCTCCTCGGGTATAAAAAGCTCCCTCATCTTCTTTCCTATAAAACCTTTAGAAGGGATTTGTTGTAGATTTGGATTACTCATAGAAAATCTACCCGTTACGGTCCCACCACCATCTCCTCTTATTTGATTGATATCGGCATGTATTCTGCCTTTGTAAATATATCCTTTAAGTCCCTCTACAAAAGTATTTAATGCTTTGTCATATTCTCTTGCTCTAGCTACATATCTTAAAAATCTATTGCTATGTGTTTTTAAATAATCTTTTGGAAGTTTAGGCATTCCAGATTTAGGAGTCTTAGCGTAGTCTTTTATCTTTTGATCTTCTAAAAGATTTTTTAATGAAGAGGCTGCCCATATTTGTACGTCAACGTTTGTTTTAAATTTTATAAATTTAATTATTTTATTTCTACACCTCTCCAATCTTTTACCAAGAAGGTTAAGTTTTTGGACATCTATCTTAACTCCTTTAAATTTCATTTCAACTAAACATGGAAACAATCTTGTTTCTAATTCAAATATATTTCTACAAGTATACTCTTTATTGTTTTCAGGTTTTATGTATAATACTTCATCCAATTTTTTATCAAATAACTCCCATAATTTTAAAGTTAAATTAACATCTTGTTTAGCATATTCTTTTACTACTTTAGATGGTAGCTTATGCATGTTAGACATTGGATCTTTTTGCATACCGCCAGACCATTCAAAAGTTTTTTCTTGTAAATCATATTTATATTTACTGTCGTCAAGATAATCTTTAGACAACGCATCTAATGAATATTTAAATCTGTTCTCATCAATAACAGACGCAGCCACCATTGTATCTACAATACGACCCTTGAGTTTTTTACCTGTTACTGCTTCAAGCCAACAGACATCGTACATTGCGTTGTGAAATACTTTTGTAATTTTATCATTCTGTAAAAGTTTATCGTTCATTTGATTCCAAAACTCTTTAAGTTCTTCACCTTCTACAACAGTGTCAGAATGATGTATTGGAAAGTATACAGTCTCCTTACCAGTGGCCACAGCTATACCAGTTATAAAACCATCATTTCTAATTGCACCTAAACCTTTTGTTTTTAAATTAGGATCATAAGTTTCTATATCAATAGCTACTGTATCTACACCTTTTAAGTCTAAATCAATTGGATGATCACACATTATAATCTCTCTCTAATATCATTTCTAAATAATGTATTGCTTTCTTAATGTCCTCTTCCTTCCCTTTGAACGAGTGTCTGCATATGTATTTTATAGCGTTGCCTTCCGCAAAAAGCAACTTGTTTTCATTTATAAACTCTGCAGGTTGAATCTTCATACCACGATAATGTTTTCCGCCTACCTGCTTTTCTAATGAGTCGTATGTAACTCCTTTAAATATATTTTTATTTGTCATAGTTCTAAAATATCCCTTCTGTGATTTTGTATTCCTGCTAAAGAAGATCTGCTTGGAGAAGAACTTCCTATACTCCAACAATCTGTTTTACCTCTACTATAAGCAACGTAAGCTAATCTTACAGGTTCAAAACTACGAGGCTCTTGTCTATAGATTGATAGATCAACTATTACATTGTCAAATGTTAAACCTTTTACTTTGTGAATAGTATCGTGTTTAACTCTTGGAGGTTTGTCTGTATCCATACCATTCATTAAAACTTTATTAATGTATGGTGTTTTTTCTATAAGTTCTTTTTTAATTACAACTTGTGAAAACCTTTGAAATTGTTTTGCTTCAGGTTTAATAAAACCCATGTCTATTAATTCTTGAATATTATAATCTTTGTTAATCAAAGATTTTAATGTATCTACTTCACCTTTACCGTGAGCTTTTACTGACTTACCTATTATAGGCCAGTAATCTAATATCTGTTGTTTAGAAACAGAACCATTTAAAAAAGTTTTCCAAGTTTTAAAACAACTAAAATATTTTCTAGAAACATGAGGGTTTCCTGATAGTAATGAGTAGTCTATTCCATTATCTTGTAGAAATTGATTTATTTTTTTGTGAGTAGGATTACCTCTATAAGTAAATAAAAAAGTATCATTTGTATTTATTATTTTATTAATTAAAATATCTTTGGCTTGACAACTTTGTTCTAAGCTAGGAATCCAATATGATTTCCCAACAACATCTGTTGGAGTCCAGGTTCTTTGTGCATAATCTCCATACTTTTCCCATACAGGTCTAATAATATTTTTACATACTTTGTTTATAGTTTGACCACATCTTAAACCTTCAGTAAGTTCATTTGCCTTAGCTTCTTTTGAGTTAGCTAACGTATAAAAAAATTCAGGATCAGAGCCTGCATATTCATGAATAGTTTGATCTGCATCACCTATAAAAATAAATTCTTCAGCCTTTGTAGCTGCTTTTTGTAAAGCTTGTATTTGAGGTTTACTACAATCTTGAGCCTCATCTACTATTAAAACATCTATATCTTCTGGTATTTCTGCTTTAAATAAAAAATTATCTATCATATCTTCAAAAGATATTTTTTTATGAACACTTCTAAATGTGTTATATTTTTTTATTAATTTACATAACTGATCTTTACTATAAGGATAATAACGAGAGGGTTCACACACAGCCCAATACTTATCAAAAGTTAAACCTTTACCATGTGAATGAGAACTATATTCGTATACTGGATGTTTTTCCCAATTACTCTTATTCCAAATTCTCATAGATTGATTTTCATTACAAAATTTATTGTGTTCTTCTTGTTCATATTTTTGTAAAGGTAAATACTCTGCTTTAAAATAAGCATGTATAGTACAGATTTGATCTTCCAATCTTGAGTCAGGCACGTTTTGTATTTCTGGCAAACCTTTTACGGCTTTTCTAATTTCTTTTGCAGCTAATACAGTGTGAGATAAAACAACTATTCTTTCCCAAGAATATTTTTTTAACAGTTCAGCATATTTTTCTTTTAACCAAATGTGAGTTTTACCTGTCCCTGGAGGACCAGGAATAAACTCTGGTGTTTTAAAACTATTCACCATCTGTTACCTCTCCTGCTTCATCTCCTATCACTACAGCTTCTCCCTCCCATATTATTTTTTTATTACTTGTTGTCTCTCCCTCTATAACCCAAGCAATACAAGACTTACCCTCATATTTACCATGATCTTTTTTTGCTTTTAAGATTGTTTGGATTTTGTTAACAAGATCAACTCTTTCTAAATTTATCCTATTCTTAATTAATTCTTTTTCAAAATTATTTAAATCAAATTCTATGGTAGATTTTTTAGCGTTGTAGTAAGGTAGCTTGTGAACAAACAATTGTTCTTTATCTGAGTAAACACCTTTTAAATCTAAATAATCTAAAAATATTCTTTTAAATTGTTCTTTATCTTCTGCCTCTTTTACATAGTCTTTAGAAAACTTTCTTGCATAAAATTTAGCCATCATCATTTCTTCAAATTCTTTTGCTTTCATTCTTGGAAGCCATACTTTTGCTTGACTCATAGCTAAGTCATAAAATATTTTTGGATTCATAAGAGACGCTCCATCAATCCATATTTTTTTTTGAATTATCTCTTCTTTTTCTGGAACATTTAAATAAACATTGTATCTATTTGCTCCGTATTCTTCTATAAAATCAATAGTATCTTGTGATACTTGAGTTGTTATATTTTGAAAAAGTCCAATCCAATTAAATAAAGCTTGAATATTTTTGTGACCATACCCTGTTAGCTCGTGAATTTTATTTACTCCAAACTTTCTATCTGTTGTTCTAGTTGTAGTTCCTTTTTTTGATCTTTCTTTTACGTCATCGTTTGCAGCTTCTGCAATTCTAGAAACAAATAAATCTATTTGTTCGTCTGTCCAATCTGAATTTTTAATTAATATCCCTGCGATTGCAGTGCAATATTCATCTCTACTCCCTGTAGTTGGATATATAATTGTCAATGCTGCAGATAAAGCAGCTTTACCTACATCTATAAGTAGATTACCTTGATACTCTCGTATCTCTTCAAATTTTTCCCATCTTACCTTTGTCTTTGATTTACTATGTAAAGATCCAGGAACTATTGTATATCTTTTTCTTTCAGTTCTTAACTCACATATCATAGAGCCATGTGGAAAATTTTGAAAATCTTTCTCAAACTCATCTGGTAATTTAAATTGTTTAAATGGAATCTTGCTTTTGTTTGACCAAAGATAATGACTGGTTGGATTACCATCTCTTCCAAAAATTGCACCACAATCTTTTACATAAAAATGTACAAATTTTTTTACAAACTCATTATCAATGTCTAAGTCGACATCGTTATCTAATCTTAATGCTATCTCTGCTGTTTCGTGATCCCTGCTCCATATATCTTTCTCTATTTTAAAATCTGGGTCGGTATATTTCTTAACCTTTGGAGTACCCTTGAGACATGGTATAATAACCCTACCCAACTCTAACCAATCTATATAATTTATAGGTTCTTTATTCATCTATTTTTATTAAGTTTTGAGTGGGCGACTCCACGCTAGCTTTGTCGCCCATCCCTGCAGGAAACTATAAACTAAATTCTTTTTTTGCTTCTTTAGTTTGTTCAGGTTTTGCTTGAATCTCACCTTTACCCACACTTAATGCAAAAGATTTAGCCATGTCATACATCGCTTTATCAGCAACAGGACCCATCTTTTCGACATCCCAACCAAACCATGTTCCTTTGTCGTTAGACATTTGAACAGTGGATAAGTTATAAATGTGGCTGTAAGTAGGCGGTGTAAATAAACCGTTTTTACCTTGCATTTTAATACCCATCATCATTGAGTTCCATTTTCTACTAACTTTTAATTGAGTAGACTTCATAGAAATCAAAGCTGTTTGTGGATTGTTACCATCAATCAATACAAAATGATTAGCAGTATTTTCAAGATAATTACCATTTGGTAATCTATCTTTGTAGTCTTTACCCCTAGTCGTTTGGCTTATGATATCACTATCTGCCTCGTGAATTGCAACAGGTGCACCTGTGCTTGTGCCTCTGTCTTGCCATTCAATGTATTGTCTTTTGTAATGACAAGGAATTACACTTACCTTATCAAACAATTCATTGGTAACAGTATTTATTATTTTGCCAGGTTCTGCGCCCTCGACATATTTACCATCTCTTTTGTTAACCTCTGGAGATAGTTGGCCCAAAATTTTTAAGAAAGGCAAC